TGCTGGTATTGGTGAACACCCCGACATTGCACAAGCACTAGATACTCAAATTGAGAAATTTGCAAATGCAAAAGAAAAATATGATGTAACTTACGACCTTTTACACGGAAATAAATCACCAACCACCTTGACAGAATAGTATACCTTGTAGTATAATAACTACATGGATTTCTATACTAACGTTTGCAGAACACGTGACAAAATACTTGTCAAAGGCTACAAGAACGGGAAACAACAAAAACTAACAGTTTCCTACAGACCCAATCATTATATCCCTTCAAAGAAAGGGGACACACCATTCAAATCATTAGACGGAAGGTCACTGGAAGCAGTGAACCTAAACTCTATGGGTGGTGCAAGAAAGTTCAGAGAACAATACAATGGTGTAGACGGATTCGAAATCCATGGATACGACAGATACATTTACACTTACATTGCAGATAAGTTTCAAGGTGATATAGAGTTTGACTTGAAACACATAAAGATTGCAACACTTGATATTGAGTGTGAGTGTGAAGACGGATTCCCCGAACCAACTCTTGCAAGTGAAAAGGTCAATGCAATATCATTGAAACCACTTGGTAAAGATACACATGTCTTTGGTATCGGCCCTTGGGAACACAACAGAACAGACGTAGTTTATTACAACTGCATGAATGAATCAGAACTTCTTATGAAGTTTATCAAATACTGGAGACAGGAATCTTTTGATATCATTACAGGTTGGAATGTAAACTCATTCGATATTACATATCTTTGTAATCGTATCGACAGAATACTTGGTGAAGGAGAACACAAGAAACTTTCACCATGGAATCAATGTGACGTGAGAGAGTTCATGTCTAACTATGGTCAGAAACAAATGATATTCAATCTATATGGTATCAATGTTCTTGACTATCTTGAACTGTATCGTAAACATACATTCGTAAATAGAGAATCCTACAAACTAGAAAACATTGCACAAGTAGAACTTGGAACTGGTAAGATAGATTACTCTGAGTATGGAAATCTTCATACACTTTACAAACAGGACTATGCAAAGTTCTTAGAATATAATGTCAAAGACGTTGTCCTTGTTGAAGAACTAGAAGAGAAACTCGGATTGATTGAATTGACTTGTGCAATGTCATACAATGCAAAGTGTAATTACAATGACACTTTCGGAATGGTGAAGTATTGGGAAACCATAATCTATAATCACCTCAAAGAACAAAACATTCAGACACCACCACAAAGACTGAAGACTGGTAATGATAAGACACACCAAATCGTTGGTGCATATGTCAAAGACCCAATAGTCGGTGGACATGATTGGGTAGTGTCATTCGACTTGAACTCACTGTATCCACATATCATTATGCAATACAATATCTCACCCGAGAAAATGATAAAGGGAAACAGACAGGACTTAACCATTGACAGAATGTTGAACAAAGAAGCAGACTTATCTTATGTTCACCAACAAGGTCATTCCGTATGTCCAAATGGTGTAATGTATTCTAAGAACAAACAAGGATTTCTTCCCGAACTTATGGAACGACTCTATGACGAAAGAAAAGAGTGGAAGAAGAAAATGATTGGTTATCAGAAAGAACGAGAAGTCTGTAAAGAAACTAAACGTAAGAAAGAACTTGATACACTTATCAAACGTGCATACAACAATCAACAGGTTCGTAAGATTGCATTGAACTCTGCGTATGGTGCTCTTGCAAATCAATACTTTGCATTCTTTAGTGTCGACCTTGCAGAATCAATCACTACCAGTGGTCAGTTAATTATCAAGTGGGCAGAGAAAACCATTAACGAATTCCTAAACAAAACACTTAATACAGAAGGTGCAGACTATGTGATTGCAATGGATACTGATTCAGTTTATATCACAATGGACAAACTGGTTAAACAAGTGCTACCCGAAGAAACAGACAAGACCAAGATTGTGGATTTCCTAAACAAATCCGAAGGAATGATTGAACAAGTTCTTGCACGTGGTTTTGACGACCTTGCAGATTACACTAATGCATTCCAACAGAAAATGCAAATGGGACGTGAGGTAATTGCAGACAGAGGTATTTGGACTGCAAAGAAAAGATACATTCTTAATGTTCATGATAACGAAGGTGTAAGACTTGCAGAACCCAAACTAAAAATGATGGGTATTGAAACTGCAAAATCTTCTACACCACAATGGGTCAGAACTAAACTAACAGATGCACTTGGTGTTGTCATGAACGGAACTGAACAAGACCTATGGGAGTTCGTAGAGACTGCACGTAAAGAATTTAGAAACCTTCCACCCGAGGAAGTTGCATTTCCAAGAGGTGTTAAAAACCTTATAAACTATTCAGACACAACTAATATCTATGGGAAGGGTACACCAATTCATGTTCGAGGTTCACTTCTACACAATCATTTACTGAAATCCAAGAACCTCAACATGAGATATGAAATGATTAAGAACTCAGATAAGATTCGTTTCTCATATCTCACAACACCAAACCCTATCAATGAGAATGTAATTGCATTTACAAGTTCTCTACCTAGGGAGTTGGACTTACATAGATTCATTGATTATGATATGCAGTTTGAGAAAGCATTCAATGAACCACTAAAGAATATTGTTAATCTCATTAACTGGAATGTAGAACCAGTTGCAAGTTTAGATTCCTTTTTTGGATAAATAAGAGTAGTATGGCATATAGTAAACAAGTGATTGAGAGGTTTGAAGGTGTTTTAAATTCACCCGAACAATTCTCAGTCGGAAGATTCGACCCTAACGACCCGAATGTTGCAACAGGAATGACGGGTGCTCCCGCATGTGGTGATGTTATGAAACTTCAATTGAAACTAAATCCCGACACTAATGTTATAGAAGACGTAAAGTTTAAAACATATGGTTGTGGAAGTGCAATTGCAAGTTCAACTATGTTCGTTGAAATGTTAAAGGGTTTAACTGTAGAAGAAGCCAAGGAAATTAAAGATAAGGATATTGCAGAAGCATTAGAACTTCCACCTATAAAATTACACTGTTCAGTGTTAGCAGAAGATTCAATCAAACGTGCAATCCAAAACTGGGAAGACAAATAATGTACGAATATAAAGTAACAGTAGTCAAAGTCGTAGATGGAGACACTATTGATGTGGATATCGATTTAGGTTTCGGTATGGTTTACAAAAAACAAAGAGTTAGAATGATGGGTATCGACACGCCAGAATCTAGAACTAGAGATAAAGTCGAAAAATTATTTGGTAAAGCAAGTAAGAAACACCTTAAGAAATTATTAGAAGAGTGTGAAAGTATATCACTTGTATCACACGACAAAGGTAAGTTTGGTAGAATCCTTGGAGACATATTTACACACCACGTAGAAGGTCACCCAGTATTCGGTCATAAAGTTAATATCAACAAACAAATGATATTAGATTCACATGCAGTTCCTTACACTGGAGACAGTAAAGACTTAGTTGAGGAACAACACTTGGATAACAGACAAAGAGTTATGCACCAAGGTTATGTATCACAAGAGGATATAGATAAAGTATCATGATTATTACTTTAATGGACTGTTTCTATATTCTAATGATTGCAGTAATCTTTGGATTCATTATACACTTAGAGTCTAAAGTTAATCAACTTGTTTCTATGATGGAAGAACACATTAAAGTTGACGAAAGACTTTGTGAGATTTCACAAAAATTAGATAAAGAATAAAAACCCCCTTTACAATTTTACCTTTCTTCTGTATAATAGATTTATACATTATGGAGAAGTGTTATGTCATTTATTAAAGATTTAGTCAAATCAACTGGAAACGAATATGCAAATATAGTTTCAGATGGTGTGGCTGCTGGAGACGTAGATACATTCGTAGATACGGGTAGTTATGTCTTCAATTCACTTTTGAGTGGTTCACTATATGGTGGACTTCCCTCAAACAAAATCACTGCAATCGCAGGTGAATCTGCAACAGGAAAAACTTACTTTGCCTTGGGTATGGTAAAACAATTCCTTGAAGACCACCCCGATTCTGCAGTTATCTATTTCGAATCTGAATCTGCAATCAGTAAAACAATGATTGAAGATAGAGGAATCGATTCAAAAAGAATGGTTATCGTGCCTGTGGTCACTGTTCAAGAATTCAGAAAACAGGCAATATCCATACTTGATAAGTATCTTGAAACACCCAAGGATAAGAGACCACCTATGATGATGTGTCTTGACTCACTTGGTATGTTATCAACTACTAAAGAAATCGAGGACACTGCCGAGGGTAAAGAAACCCGAGACATGACTCGTGCTCAAGTTGTTAAAGGTGCATTCAGAGTTCTAACACTTAAGTTAGGACGTGCTGGTGTTCCAATGATTGTGACTAATCACACCTATGATGTGATTGGTTCTATGTTCCCTCAAAAAGAAATGGGTGGTGGAAGTGGTCTCAAATATGCAGCCTCTTCAATTATATATCTTTCAAAGAAAAAAGAGAAAGAAGGAACTGAAGTCGTTGGTAATATCATTCATTGTAAGAATGCAAAATCTAGATTGACTGTAGAAAATAGAATAGTTGACGTAAGACTATCTTATGACAGTGGACTAGATAGATACTATGGTCTTTTAGACCTTGCACTTGCAAGTGGAATCTTTGAGAAGAGTTCCACACGTATCAAACTACCAAATGGTAAAACAGAATTTGGTAAAACAATTAACAACAATCCCGAGAAATACTTTACACCCGATGTAATGGAAAGACTCGAAACAGTAGTAGAAGGATACTTTAAATATGGAAACACGCATAGAACAGACGATACTGAAGAATCTGATACAGAGTGAAGAGTTTGCACGAAAGTGCGTCCCATTCATTAAGTCAGAGTATTTTGCCGATACTGATGAAAGAACTGTATTCAATGAAATACACGAATACTTTCAGAAGTATACTAAACCACCAACTGTAGAAGCACTTCTCATAAACCTTGATAACAATAATTCTCTTAACGAGAGTGTTGCAAAAGGTTCAAAATCTATAGTAGATAGGGTAGGTAAAGATAAGGAGACCACACCAAGTGAGTGGTTAGTGGAAGAAACGGAGAAATGGTGTAAGGATAGAGCAATCTATATTGCAGTCATGGATTCGATTGAAGTCATTGACAAGAAATCACAGAGGTCTACTGGTGAAATACCCGAACTATTGAAGGACGCACTTTCCGTGTCTTTTGACACAAACATTGGACATGACGTGTTAGAAGATGCAGATGCAAGATTTGAATTCTATCATACGGAAGAAGAGAAGATTCCGTTTGACTTAGAATACTTCAACAAGATTACCAAAGGTGGATTACCTAATAAAACACTTAACATTGTTCTTGCTGGAACTGGTGTTGGTAAATCATTGTTTATGTGTCACCAAGCTGCTTCATGTCTTATGATGAACAAGAATGTTCTATACATTACTATGGAAATGTCAGAAGAAAGGATTGCAGAGAGAATCGATGCAAACACTATGAATGTTCCTATGAAAGAACTACCCGATTTGTCTAAGAAAATGTTTGACAAGAACGTCGACAAAC